TATTACCTGTAGAACAAGTACAAGGCGCACCTATGATAGCTATAAATCCTTTAGATCCTATAAGTAATTGGGCTATGGGGCAAGCAATGCAATATAATGAACAAACTAACACATATCCAGGATTTATGAAGGCTTAAACAATGAGAGATTTATTAGATACAGAGCCAGAGTTACAAAAACACTTTGCAAAAATGGATGCTCCTATTCCAGGAGAAGGTATGGTCAGTGACCCTGATGATCCTTATCCTTGGGAACAGCCTCCTGAGTTTACTGTACTTGAAGAAGCAGTCGATTATCTTTTTGTTTCTCTGACTGAAGAAGAAGCTTTAGCAGGACTTGTTGACTCAGCACTTAATGGTGCAACAATCATGGAGCTTTCAAAGTTAGCTCTCTTCAAAGGGTTTACAGAAGGTAAATGGAATCCCGACTTAATGTTAATGTTAGTTGAACCTACCTCTTATATGATTATGGGACTTCTTGAAAGATCTGGAGTAGATGATTATATAATTATGGAAGATGAAGATGAAGATTTATTTGGTGCAGAAGTTCCTGAAGAAATGATGGAAGGTTTAAAAGAAAAAGAAGTACCTGAAGAAGTACAAGAAAAAATATCTGAGACTCCTAGTTTAATGGCGAGGCAATAAATGAGTGCTATAGAAGGCGTATATCAAGAATTATCTAATGCACAGCGTAAACGTAGAGATGATAATGAGAAAGCTGCTCGTAGGGCAATGATAACAGAAATTGCAGGTAGTGCTGCAATAGGTCTTTATCGTAATTCTATGGAAAATAGAGCCGATGATTTCTTTGAAAAAGCTAATGTAATTAGGGGAAAGAATGTTTATAACCAAGCTCAGAAGCTTGATGACGAATATGCTAAACATGCAGAAAGTGCTATATCTTATCAAGGCGGTGAAGAACAATATGTTTATGATAAGTTTGTTCTTCCTTATGCTACAAAAATAGCTCAACAAGAATATGATGGTTGGGACACAGGGTATACAAATAAAAGTAAAGATGCAATATTAAAAGATTTTGCTAATAACTTTAAAGGGGATATTTATAATAACTATAAAGATATCCAAAAATCTAGAAAATCTGTAGACCTTTCTAATAATTTTGAAGACTTTATAGAAAAGTCTAATGTTTTCCCTAGTAACATGGCTTCTGATATATACGGAAGGCTCTTTGGAAAGAAAAGCAAAGCAGATGTTCTTTCTTCATCAGGAGAAAATGTTTTAAAAGAGTTAAGTCCTGAGATATATGAACTTTCTGGTAAGCAACTTTATCAAGAAGCTGGCTTTGAAGCCACTAAAGATTTTATGGAAACTAAAAAAAGTTTACTAGAAGAAAAATTTACTGTGATTGATCCAAGTTATCAGCATCCTACTCGTGTGGAAGATGGCAAAACATTAGCTTTTAAATCTCTTATAAAAGAACAAAGCGCACTTAATCCAAATGTATACAGATTTAAAACACGAGATGGTGTTGTAGTACCTTCTGACTCTTTAGGTACAAGATTTTTTGTAACAAAAACACGTAAAGAAACTAGTATTAATGGAGATACAAAAGAAGTTTCTTATATAGAAGAAATAGTTGAAGATGATAAAGGTAGAAAAACTCAAGTTGGTGGAGGCCCTGCTCCTGATGCTAATAAGAAATTAGGAAATACTTATTATCCTAATACAAACTTAGGGACTGTTGTTGCTGCTGCTGGAAAACATATAGAGGCTCAAGCTCAAGTAGAAGTAGAAGATGGCGTAACACTTGAAGAAAGACTAGTGGAGTTTTCTGAAGAACTTGACGAAGATGTAGGTGTTTTTAGTGCAAACTATGGTCGCGCTCTTGCTGCTGAAGTTTTTAAAATGGAAAATATATTTTTTATGAATGAGGGTGAAGCAGTAAACCCTAATAATTTTGTAATTGCTAATAAAATTGTGCTTAATAGATTTAATAAACAATTACTTAAAGAGAGTGAGAATGATCCAAGTTATGGGTTGCATTCAGGTTCTGGTGCAGGAAGAGATGGCAGAATAAACGGCTTAGAAATTTTAGAAGCTATTGCTGATTCAGTTCAAGATGGAAGTGTTGCTTTAGATGGAGCCTTGTTAAGAAATTTAGGTAGAACTTTAGAAGGTTCTGATGCTTTAACTCAAGCTAAAATTTTACAAGAACAAAAAGGCGTAAAAGCACAAGCATTTAAAGATTTACTTAATAATGAAAATGTTAGGAATTTACTTAATAATAAAGAATATTTTACAGAAAGATTACAAGGGCCTCCAGAAAAAATAGAAATGGCTTATAAAGAACTTAATGATTTTTGGTATGATCTTTCAGGAGAAGCAAGACCAGCCCCACCAACAAAAGTAGGGGAAAATATTGAAAGACTTATGGATGCTGGAAGTTCTTTAAATCCTAGCCCAAGATCTCGTTTAAATGAAGAGATTGCTGATACTAGAACTAAAGCAGAAAGAGTAATGGCTCCTAGACCAAGAAGTATTTACAAAGACGATATTGTTGATACTAGAACTGAAGCAGAAAAATTAACAGATCCAATTATAGATACAGGTAGTGAATTTCTTAGGCAAGTAGATGAAAACTTGAATGAAAATTTAAGTCCTCTTAATAGTTTATTAAGTCCTACTAATCAAGAAGAGAAGGAAGAAGAAACTGTTGATAGTTTATTAAGTCCTACTAATCAAGAAGAAACTGTTAGCACTCCTAAAACTATAAAGAGTCTTATAAATTTTGGATTACAAACTACTGGATCTAATCTTACTCCTTCAGTGGTTACTAGAATATCTAATATTGAAACTAATGCTAGTGATCCTGTGAATGTAAGGACTACTAAGTCTAGTGGTCACGATGCTCATGGAATTATGCAGATTAAAACAGCAACAGCAGTTCAACCTGGATCAGGCTTTAATATTTTTGATGCCGCAGATTCTTTTGGAATCAAATACGATTCTAAATTAAAAGCAAAAGCTATTGATACTATTGCTACTAATTCAAGTAAAGGAATCTTTAAACCTTTGAAAGGTTCTGAAGGTAAAGAAGTTATAAGACTTTTAAAAATACCTGAACTAAACACATTATTAGGTATTTCTTATTTGGATTATCTAAATGATAAATTTAATGGAGATGAAGAAAAAATGGTTCTTGCTTACAATCAAGGGCTAGGAACAATTAGGAAATGGGATGGGAATAGATCTTCTTTAAATAAAGAAGGTCAGAACTATATAAGAAAGTTTGAAGAGGCTGAATAACTGATGGCATTTTCAGAAGAATATTTTAATGCTGTAGAAGAAATAGATAACAGAACAATTCCTTTAGCATCTTTTGGCCCTGAAACTCAAAAGGATTTAGAAAATGATAGTGGTTTTCAAGAAGACGCAGAAACCTACTTAACTTTTTTAGCTGAAGATACGACAGGTTGGAAGAAGTTTACTGATCCTGGTTCTTGGGGAGGTCAAGATGATATTTTTGAAACTCTTAGAGATGAAGATTATAGGCTAAGTACAATTGCTACTAGATCTTCTCAGATGGAAGAAGCCCCTAAAGAAGTTAAACAAGCTTATTCAAGGCTTCGTACTAGATGGGATGCAGCAGACATAGGAGAAGGAAGAAGACTTCAAGCACTTGCTGATATAGGTACAGATGCTATTGCAGATCCTCTTAATCTTATTGGATTTCTTTTTACTGGTGGAGCAGGTGCGGCAGCAGTAGGTACTAGTGCAGCAGCTAAAAAAGGAGTGGCACAAACTTTAAAGAAATTAGCTGTTAATAATACAACTGGAGCAGTAGCCACAAGAGGAGCAATGTCAGGTGCTACTTGGACAGGCGTAGATAATTATTACAGACAAAATACTGAGCTGGCTGCTGGACTTAGAAATCAGTTTGATACTACGGAGCTTGGTGCAATGACTGCTGGCGGTGCTGTACTTGGTGGTGGAGCAAGTGGTATTGGGGCTGCTTTATTAGGAGGATCTTTAGGAAAATATTTAGGCGTTACTAAACCTTCTAAATCTAGACAAGCTACTCTTAATAAAGCTGTTGATGAAGATCAAATAGGTGATACTGCCGATGCAGAAATAACTGTTGAAGTTATGAAAGATACTTATTCTTTTGCAGCAAATGCTTTGCCTCCTAAAGGAAGAACTTTTGATGGAGAGTTTGAAGAAGTAGCAGTACAAAAAGCTGCTGAAGAAACTGCTAAAAAATATAAAGGTGGAGAAAGAACAAAAGGCGAGCTTTATGATGCTGTAAGGCAAGTGATTAAAGAAAATCAAGGGGCTACTGGAGAACAAATACAATCTCTTCTACGTCAAAAAGTAGGTAGAACACTTCATGGTATGTCTCCAACAAGAATGTTTATAGAAAAACCAGCTTCTATTTTAGACTCTTATACTAAGTATTCTAAAACTGCTGCAACTTTACAGAAGAAATTTAGATATGATTTAGGTAGACCTTTGCGTGGAAAAAGTGTATTAACAGATAGCGATTTTTTTGAAACCTTTTCAGCTATTCGTGGAGAAAGATTAAACAAAGTTAATGATGCTTTAGATCCTATTAAGTTAGAATTAAAAGGCGATGCTTTAGATGAAGCCAAACAAAATATTGCAAAGATTCTTAGGGGTGGAGAAGTAGAAGGAGCAGATGAGCTTTATAAAGCAGCTTCAAGTATACGAGGAGTTTTAGATGATATAGCTGATGATCTTGTTGGCTTTGGTATTATGGATAAGGCTGCTGAAAACTATGTTCCTAGAATGTGGGATAGAAAAAGAGTCTTGAATGAAAGAGGTGAGCTTGCAGACCTTTTAGTTAGAAATAAAGTTACTTATTCACCTAAAGGAAAAAAAGAAGAGATCCTTTTAACTCAAGAAAATGTTAATGAGTTTATTGATTCAATGCTTGATATTGAAAATAGACTCGATGTAGCAGGAGGAGGTGCTAGTTTCTTTTCTTCCAGAACTTTAAATATTTTAGATGAAGAACCTTTTGAAGAGTTTTTAGATAATAATTTAGATAGCTTATTAAATGCTTACACTGCACAAACTTCTAAGACTATTGCAAAAACTAAAGTCTTTGGAGTTAGAGATATACAAGGATTTAAAGATCTTTGGGTAGATCAAATCGGAAAAGAAATGAAACAAGCTGGTCAGAAAGCTTTTACTCGTAAAGAACAAGAGGCTATTTTAAATACATATAAAATTGCTACTGGCGAAGGAGTTGAAAAGTATAGTGATGTTACACAAGCCAGCCTTGATACATATGTATTAGGAACAAGAATAGCTCTTCTTCCTTTGGCAACACTTTCTAGTTTAACAGAGATTGCTTTAAATATTTCTAAGGCAGGTTTAAAAGATTCTACTGTAGGATTTGCAAAAGCTTTTAAAACAGCTTTGACTACAGTTACTGACGATACTGTAGAAGACTTAGTTAATAAAGGATTAACTCGATCAGAAGCTTTTAAAGAAATGAATAGTGTAAGTATTGCTATGGATCAAGCTTTAGCAGATGGAGCAGAGCGTTTGTCAGGAGAAGCTTTAACTGCTAATTGGCAAAGAAAAGTAAATAATGGATTTTTTAAATATAACTTACTTGATGGATGGACAAAAGCTGTTCAGTTAACTTCTTTTACTACAGCTAAAGAAATTATAAACACTAATCTTGGAAAGATTGCAGCTACAATAGATGCTCCTACAGCTAGAACGCAAAGTCAAATTGATCAGCTTACTGATCTAGGCATTGATGTTAAAAAAGCTTTAGAGTGGTACAACGCAGGAGCAAAAAGATCTGATGACTTTTATAAAAATGATGTTATCAAAGCTGCTGGAAGATACACAAATGAAATTATTTTAAATCCTAGCCCTGAAGCTGGTATTAAACCTAATATTATGAGTCATCCTAAAACATCAGTTTTATTTCAGTTAATGGGATATCCTGCTGCTTTTACTAATGTAATTCTTAAAAATTTTATTACTTCTACAATAAAAGATCCAGTTGGAAACCTTCCTAAAGTAGCAGGTACAGCTATAGTTATGACAGGAATGGCAGCGGCTGCTAACTATATTAGAAGTCATGGAGAAAGTACAAAAGATAAAAGCATGGAAGAAGTTATTGTTGACAGTGTTCAACGATGGGGCGGCGTTGGTTTAGCTTTTGATCAAGCTCAAAGAGCTAGAGATGCTTCAAAGTATTATCAAAGTACCGTAGCTTTAGGTACAGGAGCATTTGGGCCTATTGTAGGTGATGTATATAAAGCAGTTAAACTTGATGCTTTGGCTAGGGCGTTTGGTACAAAAGGTATACCTTATACAGCAATAAAACCTATTCTAGGAGAGGAAGCTAAAAAAGATTATGATAATATGCTATATAAAATAGATAAGAAAATTTTTAATCTTACAGTTCCTGAAAGAGATGATACAAGTTCTATATATAAAAAGAGATATAACTCAGGAGGTATAGTAGAGTTCTTTAAAGTTCCTAATGCTCCTGAAGTTCCTAGAGAAAGGGTTGATAAGTTGACAGGTAAACCTTACGAAGAACAAGCTAAAGATCCTTTAGAGCGTCTTGGTTTTAGTATAGGCGGTAAGCTTGTAAGTAAAATAGGGAAGGCTTTAAAAGAATTATCTATAATAGATCTTAGCGATGATGCTGCTCAAAAAGCTGCTGATGATATAAAAATAAAAGCTCAGGCATACTCAGATACTAGAGATGTAGATGAAGAAATAATAGAGAGTAGAGTTAGGTCTGTAATGGAAGGTACAAGTTTTACAGATCCTAAAGATATTGACTATGACATAGAGCAAGTTATAGATGCTTTAGGGGCTAGAGAAAGACCTGAAGATGCTTTTATCAAAGCTAGATCACTGTATAATTTTTCTGACAGTATCCGTAAGAATATAGATAGTTCTCCTGAGAACGAACAAATAAAGCTTAAAAAAGCTATTGATCTAATGAGGACTAGTAATGATGAAGATTTTGAAGGGGCCGCTAAAACTTTTAGCAGATTACTTTTCAGAATGCCTAAGTCTGCTAATCCTGTAATGGATACTCAAGTTCCTGATAATAAAGCTGAAAGTATTAGACAATTCTTAAAAGGTTCTAAAATTAAAGTTCCTGTATTTAGAGGAACAGGAGATGGAATTAATACAGACTTTGAAATTAATTTTGCTTTCCCTAGAGAAATAGGGCCTCACTTTGGTACACAAGATCAAGCACAAGAAATACTAGATAGGGGTGTAAGAATTCCTCATTTAGCTGAAGGATATCTTAATCTTAAAAATCCTCTAGTAATAGATGAAGACTATGGCAGTTGGGATGCAGTTAATCTTTTAACTAGTCCTGCTGATTTAGATAACTTTTCAAAAATGATGGCTAAACAATTACCAGGACAAACTTTTAATAGAATTAAAAATGAAATAATAGAGCAGGTAAAACCTTCAATAAAAACTTATTTTAGAATATCTAATAAGATAGATGACAAGATGGATAGCGATCTTTATACATTAGCTAAACATGTAGCAAACGCTCAAAGTAATATTATCTTAAAGAAATATTTACAGAGTAAAGGATTTGATTCTCTTAAATATAAAAATAAAGGAGAGTCTTTACAAGGTAAAAAATATTCTTATATTCCTTTTGAACCTCAACAGTTTAAGAAGTCTAATGCTTCTAGGTTTGATCCTAACGATCCGAGAGCGTCTAAGTACAGCGGAGGAAAAATTTTAAAGTCATTAAGCTTTAGGTAATCTATGAAACTAGATAATGTTTTTGATCAATTAAAGATTGATGAGGGAATCAAAGAAGAAATATATCTTGATCATCTTGGGTATCCTACATTAGGGATAGGACATTTAATTATAAAATCAGATAAAGAATATAACTGTCCAGTAGGTACATCTGTATCTAAAGAAAGAATTAAAGAGTGTTTTGAAAAAGACATTTCGATAGCAATAGCAGACTGCGAGGTTGTATTTGGAGAGTCTTGTTGGAAAGATTTTCCTGATGAAGTTCAAGAGGTTTGCGTAAATATGATGTTTAACTTAGGCCGTCCTAGATTCTCAAAGTTTAAGATGACAATAGAACATCTGAAGTCTCAAGAGTGGTCTAAGGCTGCTGTAGAGGCGCGTGATTCTAGGTGGTACAATCAGGTAGGTGCAAGGGCTGAAAGGCTCTGTGCGCGATTAGAGAGCGTCTGACGATGAATTGGTTAACTAGTTTAATAGGCCCTGCTACAAACATAGTAGGCACTGTATTAAAAAATAGAAACGAAGTAACTCAAGCAAAGCATAAAGCCAAGATGCAAGTTATACAAAATGATGCGGATTGGGAAAGCAAGATGGCAGATGCGTCTGCTAACTCTTGGAAAGATGAATGGTTTACTGTACTTCTAAGTGTTCCTTTGCTTGCTATTGGTTGGGGTATTGTAGTCGAAGACTCTACTATAATAGATAGGGTTGCAGAAGGCTTTAAAGCTTTAGAGAATTTACCTGATTGGTATAGCTATTTACTTTTCTTAGCGGTCAGTGCTTCTTTTGGCGTTAAAGGTGTAGATAAAATAATGGGATTAAAAAAGAAGTGAGTCCGAAACAACTAGAGCCAGATAGCTCTTTCAATAAGTATGATGCCAACGGTGACGGTATAGTGTCAGATGATGAATTAGCATTTTCTGAAAGACTCCAGAATCTTGAGATGGAACATGAGAAGGCTGATGCTCAACGTAAGATGTGTTGGTTTGCTTTATGGGGTATGCTTTTGTACCCTTCGTTAATTTTAGGTAGTTCTTTTGTTGGTCTTAATCAAGCTACAGAAATACTTGGGGACATAGCTGCTGTATACTTTGTTGCAGTTGCTGGAGTAATAGCTACCTTTTTTGGTACTCAAGTATGGGCAAAGAAATAATGTTTAAAATAGTTTTATATTTATTTTCTGGTCAGTTAGGTGTTGTAGAGTTTAATACCTATAGCACAATGTCTGAATGTTGGGAGGTAGCAAAGTATATCAACAATCAAAAATTTGAAAGAGAAGTAGAGGCAGAGTGCATACAATTTATTAGGAGGTAAGAAGTGGCTATAGCAGAAATCGCAGCTTGCATTTCTCTTGTTAAAGGCCTTAACGATGCAATAGCTACGGCAAAAGAAGCAAAAAATAATGCAGGAGCTTTCGCAAATATTATTGGTAAGTTTGCTAAAGCTAATGACGCAGTGTTAGATGCTGAAAGTAAAAACATTAGTCGGATGTCAATACAAGACAGTATGCAGATTCAAGTAGCTAAAAGACAATTAAGTACATTCCAACAACAGCTTAAAGATATAATGCTTATGCAAGGTCTTTCTGCTGATTATAATGAGATAATGAACAGAGTTGAAGAAAGTCGTCTTGCTCACGAAAAAGCAATGCATGTTTTAAAGCTTAAAAAGAAACAAAGAAAAAAGGATCTACATCTTTTATTACAGATATTAGGCTATGCTCTTTTAACTGTAAGTGTATTTGTAATAATTGCTTGGGTTTTTTCTGGAACTTAATGTGATACTGAGTTTTCTTTTAGTTGTGCTTGTAGATAATGAACCTGTTAGTACAGATAATATGTTATTTCGAGATATAGTTCGTTGTAATTATTTTGCAACAGCTATTGAAATGAGGCAAACTACTACTAATAAATACAGAAACTATTATAAAAATAATATAACAGCTTATTGTATTCCTACAATGTCTAGTTCAAAGGACAAATACTATGACTAAAAAGAAAACTCCAGCTAAAAAAAAATCTAAAGTTAATGAGGCTGGTAACTACACTAAGCCTACAATGCGTAAAAGATTATTTAATAAAATAAAAGCTGGCACTAAAGGCGGCAAAGCTGGTCAGTGGTCAGCGCGAAAAGCTCAGATGTTAGCTAAACAATATAAAGATGCAGGAGGAGGATACAAATGAAAGTAGAAGCTCCAAAGGGTTATCATTGGATGAAGCAGCCAAACGGAAGTTATAAAATTATGAAACATACTGGTAAATTTGTTCCGCATAAAGGAGCTAGTTTAGCAGTAGACTTTCCTCTGCAAAAAAATCATAAAGGGAAAAAATAAAATGTGGGAAAAAATAAAAGAAACCTTATCTAATACCTGGAAAATAATTAAAAATTGTTTAGCTTGGGTAATTAAAAAAATGATAGGAGGTCTTGAGTGGCTCTTAAAAAATCTCAAAAATCCTTAAAGAAATGGACTAAACAAAAATGGCGTACTAAGTCAGGTAAACCTAGTGGTAAAACTGGGGAGCGTTACTTGCCTGAAAAAGCTATTAAAGGATTAAGTGATAAAGAATATGCCGCTACTACAAGAAAGAAACGTAAAGATACTAAAGCAGGTAAACAGCACTCTGCTCAACCTAAGAAGATAGCTAAGAAGACTAGATCATATAGGAAGAAGTAATGAGAGATGAGTATAAAAAAGGTAGTAAGGTTAAATCTAAAAAAGATTCTAGACTAGCAAAGGCAGGAGTAAGTGGTTATAATAAACCGAAACGTACCCCTAATCACAAAACTAAAAGTCATGTCGTTGTCGCTAAAGAAGGTGACAAAGTTAAGACAATTAGATTTGGACAACAGGGCGTTAAAGGAGCAGGAAAGAATCCTAAGTCTGCTAAAGACAAGGCAAGAAAGAAATCGTATTATGCGAGACACAACGCCCAAGATTCTAGCCCCTCAAAAATGTCAGCACGATACTGGTCACATAAAGTTAAGTGGTGATACTTACTCTCTAACTAAAAGGAAACAAACCCTAAATGGATCTAATACTACCTGTTATATTTCTACTTACTCTTTTTATCTTTGAACCTGGAAATGAAAAAATAAATACCTTCTGTAAAGGTGCAGTTAAAGACGGGACTTTTGAAACTAGGAAGGGGTGTTGGGATTACTACGATAATTATCGTGAAGATATTCCTAATGAGTGAAGAAATAACACAACAGAAACACCGAATACAGTTTGAAAATAAAGCTATAACAAATCAAAAAGAAACTATCTTAAAACAAACAGAAGAAATTGTTGAGTTTATGGCAGCACATAAAAAAACTAAACTGGATACTTGAATGATCTTAGATGAGGTAGAGTATTCTGAGCGTCCTGAAATAAGTGCTATAAGAGTAAGTGCTGATTCTTTATGTCATTTAGCTGTAGCTTACTCTGCTTCAAGTGAGAAAGATGAATCTGAAATGCTTTTAGATATGATTAAAAAGCATTCAGATTTTTTAGTATATGCAACTGAGAAAATATTCTTATGCGAAAGACTGCACATAAAACAAATAAAATAATTATTTATGGTTTAGTGCTGATAGTTCTTCTTCAAGTTTTGTATGCAGTACCTGTAACTTAGGCTCTAGCTCACTTAAAACTTTTCTTATTATTCTACTGTCATTAGCATTAAAAATCTCCCTAACTTTATTGCTAGGGAGTTGACTATACTCAGTCATCAAAAATCCTTTAGCATCAATCAACACTTTAAAGGATATAATGTTACCTTCTTTTTCTTTGTTCATGCAAAGCTCATCTTAGACATATCACCTCTTAGCCCTGCTTTCATATAAGTAGTAGCTCTGCCTTCAAAGAAGTTCTGGTGTTCTACACCCAGCACATCATCTAACCAGTTCAAAGGATTATCTTTTACTTCATAGTTAGGTTTCAATCCTAACTGTAATAATCTTCTGTCAGCAATATATCTTATATACTTTCTCATATCTTCTTTTGTAAGCCCTTCTATATCTCCCATTTGAAATACAAGGTCTAAGAATCTATCTTCAAGATCTACCATATCTCTACAAGCTTGGTATATTTCTTTCTTAAAGTCATCAGTCCATAGCTCTATGTTTTCTTGAATGAACTCTCTAAAGAGTTTTGTCATTGCTTCAACGTGTAGCGATTCATCTCTGATACTATAAGTTATTATTTGTCCCATCCCTTTCATCTTCCCAAATCTAGGGAAGTTTAAAAGTATTATAAAACTAGAAAATAATTGAAGTCCTTCTGTAAAGCCTGAGTAAATTGCTAAGGCTTTAGCTATAGATTGTTTATCAGTCCTGGTTACTTTTACTTTATCAATGTACTCATGCTTATCAGCCATAGCCTCATACTCAGAGAAGGCTTTATATTCTACTTCAGGCATACCCACAGTGTCTAAAAGAAGACTGTAAGCATGTTGATGGATACTTTCCATGTTATTAAAAGCTCCCATCATCATTCTGGACTCAGGCTTTCGGAAAATTTTCATATACCTATCAACGTATCCAGTGCTTACATCGACATCAGACTGAGTAAATAATCTGAATATCTGTGTAAGAAGATTTTTTTCTGAGTCAGAAAGGACTTGCCAATCTTTTACATCTGTATGTAATGGTACATCTTCAGGAAACCAGTGCATTTGATTTTGCTGCACGTAATAATCAAACATCCAAGGATGATCAAAAGGTTTATAATAATCTCTTGTTGCAAGTAAACTCATATTTCTCCTTCATCAGATATAGATAATAAGCTATGTTCAAAAAGTTTAACCATATAAAGCACTTCTTCTACTTTTAAATCTGAAGTGGACATTGCAAGTAAATTGCTTGCATCATCCCATCCAAGTACAAGTGCTTTATTATATTTATCTTTAGCGTTCTCGAATAAATTGTTAGGTTTAGCAGGAGAAGGCTCAGGATATAAATTAATTATCTTTCCCATTTTTATTCCTCAATAAGTTGTTTGATGATCTTATCACATTCTTCCGCTATGTCTCTAATTTCTTTTTGAGCAGACTCATGTTTCCGTACTTCAATAAAATGAAGCCAGCTTCTAAGATTACCATTCATGTAAAGTCTAGAAGTTGTCATTCCCTCTGGAAGTAAAGCTCTTGCTACCTCCTTAGCTAATCCTGTGTCAAGAGCAGTCATATAAGCTGCATACGCTGTATCTTTAACTCTAGTCTGCAAGGCAGCCCACATCTCTGCAATTTTTTTATCATTAGTTTCTATAGAGTTCTGACGATTTTTAATGTCTTGTAGTCTAGCTTCTCTAAAGTTTACTCTAAGTCCTTCACTTATCGGATCACTATATCTTTGACTAAACTCTTGGAAAGAAAAACTTCTGTGTCTTAATAGCTGCCTAGATATATCTCTTGGGCATTCTATTTCTAAACAAACATTGACCATTTCAAACGGACTCCAGTGTCCATGTTTCTTTAGGTAGTTCCAAAGTTTATCAATACCTTTACCTTCTTCTTGAGACTTAGGATTGGATACCCTAGCACAATAAACTACCAAGTCTTTTAAAGTTTCGCCATTAACTCCTGTAGACTGACTAATTAATTTAACTCTCATTTATTAACCCTCGCAACTTAAACACGCTTCCTCCTCTAAGTTTATTCTAGGAACTTTTATATTTACATTTTCAGTATTTCTAGCAGCATTAGACCTAAGATAATAAAGAGATTTTAATTTATTAGCTCCGACCCAATGTACATTATTTACATACTCTAAGAATTCATCATGCAGTTCTTGAGGTTCTGTAGCAGAAGGAGGGTTAAAGAAAAGGTTTACACTTTGACTTTGACATACATACTTTTGTCTCTGATGTGCGTGTTCAATACACCATATCTGGTTTATCTCAGGGGCTGTTTTAAATATTTCTTTTTCTTCATCTGAAAGATATTCTATGTGTTGAATAGACCCATCAAAAGCAGCTATGCTTTTCCAGGTTTCTTCTGTATCTATTCCTTTTTTTCTAAGTAACTTTTTAAGGTATTTATTTTTTACCTTGTAAGAGCCTGTTAAAGTTTTGTGCGTAAATACGTTAGCCCTGAAAGGCTCAATTGAAGGACTCGTTCCACCACATATAATACTGCTAGAGGCATTAGGGGCAATAGCGAGAAGATGAGAATTACGCAAACCGCTAAACCGCATATCAGGTGACTCGCCCCGAACTTCAGCCAGTACCCTAGAAGCGGCAGTAGCCGAATCTTTGATGTGTTTGAAAGATCTGTTATTGAAGGAAGAGGCATACATACCTTTAAAAGATATATAATTCCGCTGTAAATAAGCATGAAAGCCCATCGCTCCAAGACCAACTGCGCGTTCTCTATATGCTGAATAAGCGGCTTTCGCATACCCTTGTTTATCTTCCCTGACATACTGCATAAACTCCTCTAGTGTAGTTACATTTAAATTACTAGAATTTTCTTTTAAAGCAGAGTCTATAAAGTGCTGTAAGATATTATCAAGCATTGTTATAAGATCGCTTATAAAGTATTGATCTTCTTTCCAATCATCAAAAAATTCTAGATTGACACTAGATAGACAACAAACTGCTGTTCTTTCTTCATTAGTAGGTAATGTTATTTCAGAACAAAGATTACTTTGATTTATCTCAAGACCTAAATCTCTTTGAAAAATATTTAATGCATCGTTACAGTTATCTATATTTACTATGTAAGGCTCTCCAGTTTCTGCTCTAGTATGAATAAGCTGAAACCAAAGATCTCTTGCTGATATAGTCTTTACTGCTTGTTTTGTTTTGGGATCTATTAATCTCCAATCATTATCTTCTTTTACAGCTTTCAAAAAAGCATTAGATATATTTACGCCATTGTGTAAATTTAAACATTTTCTATTTAAATCACCGCCTGTTGTTTTTCTCATGGCAATAAACTCTTCAATCTCAGGATGAGTTATATCTAAGTATGCTGCATAGCTTCCTCGCCTAGTAACTCCTTGGTTAAAGGCAAGCATCTGACTATCTACAACATGCATAAAAGGTATTGTTCCTGTAGACTGAGAGCCATTTGAAGTTGATACACCATTACTTCTAACATCTCCCCAATATCCTCCAAGCCCTCCACCAGAACTAGCAAGCCAAATGTTTTCATCATAGTGATTACTAAGCCCTGACCTAGAGTCAGGTACATAGTTTAAAAAGCAAGAGATAGGTAGCCCTCTGCTAGTGCCTCCATTAGATAATATAGGAGTGCTAAACATAAACCAATTTTTACTAGCATAGTTATAAAGTCTTTGTGCTAGTTCATAGTCTGTAGATCCATAGCTTCCTTGCGTAGCTCCAAAAACTGATGCTCTAGCATAAGCTTCTTGAGCGTGTGTTTCATCTTCCCAAAAGTATCTATCTTTTAAAGTATGAAAAGAAAAAGAATCAATTTGCTTTTCTTTTTCATAGTCAATTTTTATTCCTAAATAATCTTGAACTCCTGTTTTCGAGGATGTCATTGTCATATTCTTTTAACCTCAATTGTTCTGCACGATATTTTTTTGTTTTAGCTTTATTTTTCTTATGATATTTTTTGTTTCTTTCTGCTTTTTTATTCCACAACATTTGGATTTTTTTCTATGTAGTCAGTTAATCTATTATCATACCACTCAGCTTTTTTTAAATCTTGTAAAGCCTTTCCTTTGTATGGCATTCTCCAACGATATTTTTGAGAGTTACCTCTTAAATAACCCACAAATTCTATAGGACTAAGCATAGCTTCTATTGCATCTATGCATTCTATCTTTCCTTTATTGTAATGCTCAGGACGGTTTACGTTATCATAATTAAGTGCAGCTTTATTCCAATCTTCAGGAGTTGCATTATCAATACTCATTCTATCTCCAAGTCTAGTTTATCTTGTATTTCTCTAGCTTCAGGATCAATCCAAGAATCTGGTATGCTATCTTCACTGAACCATCTAAAATCATTAGCTGATGCCCACTCACCATGACTTCTTTTAGTTCCATCTTTCCTGCGCTTTGCTCCTGGCATTGCAGCAGAAGGATTAGCAAATAAAAAAACTAATTCATAGTTGGCAGGTAGATTCTTTTTAACCCATATATATTTACTGTACTCAGCGTGATCCCAAAACCTCCCTTTAGATTCTAAAAGAATAATTTTGTTCTCAAGTTTTCGTACAAAGTCTGGTTCATATGTATGCTCTACAACGTAAGGAATTTTATTAGTATGATGAGTCCAATCTTTTAAAATTGATTCATGTAATACTGCTTCCCATATTGAATCATAGCCTTTGTATTTTAAGTAGGGGCGTTTAACTCTAGGTTTTCTGCGCCTCGCTTTAACTATTACTTTCTTTTTTGTGCTGATTCTAAGTCTCTCATGGTTATGTCGTTAAGAATATGTCCTTTTAAAACTAACTTCTTTACTTCTCTTACTGCCCATCTTTCAGTATAAAAATTTACTTTATTACCTTGCTCTATTGGTATGTAACCATGTTTAGGTAAGTAATCTTTTATATTAACTGATGTAATTTCTTCTTCAGTTGATAACGATTTAACCCAATCTAATAGTATAGATTCAGCATGTCGCCTGACTTTCTTATATACTTTTCTATTCACGCTACCTCATCAACTCTAGGAAGTTTGTTTACTTTTGTAAGATACACAGGGCCTCTAGCGTAGGTAAATGTTCGTAATCCTTTACCTTCGTTAGCGTCTGAGTAACATTCAAATTTATAAGGACAGTAGTAACAATTTTTATTTATTTTAAAATTGCCACTCTTTCCATCAGGTTCTTCACTATAACATCGAGCAGGAGGGCTGTCAATTTCAAGCATCTTTTTAGTTTTTATTATTCTAGATTTAATATTTATTTTATCTAGTTCTTCAGGAGTATATAAAGCAAGCTCTCCTGTTTCTTTATTGATTGCAAGAAAACCTCCTTTGTCCGTACCTTCGGCTTGTTCGTAACCACACAACTGGGCTATGTATCCAAACGGATCGTCTTCGGCTAAAGATCCAGTTATGAATTTACTGAACGACCTACCAGAAGCTGTTTTTATATCTACCACTTCACCGTCAATCTTACAGTCCATGTGTCCAGTGATGCCTTCAACTTTAATTTCTTTTTGTTCATCGGTCACTTCATGTCCTGACAACTTAACAAAAAGCAAAAGGACTTCTTCTAATAGATGTCCATATAAAAATTTTATCATTACAGGAGATGATATTTTATTTCTGTTTTGATCATCTCTTTGCTCATACCATAGTTGTCTTCCTGGTTTACCTATATTACTCATACGCAAACCTTTGACTTGTTTCTTAGGAGTTGACCAATGAAGCAAGGCTTCTTTCATACGCCTACCAAAGTCTTCTGCTATTTCTTCAGGAATATCTAAATCTTTTCCTTCAGATATAGATCCGATTGTATTATAAATGTCTTCTATCAATGTATTTAAATTAGCCAAGATATTCTATCGCCCTTTTTAAGTAATTTTTATTATCGTTAAACCCGCCTAATGCCCTGTTGCATTTATGGCAAAGCCATCCTCTAAAGGATTTCTTTTCATGGCAGTGATCTAACACCCAAGTTCCAGAAGAATGTCCTCCCATTCCTTCTACTTCTTTTTCTGTTCCCAAACAAATAGGACATGTATATTCTTTAGGAGGAGCTTCATGTTCTAATCTTAATTTATCTCTAACCTTTTTTAATTCTTTATTACATTGCTTACATTCTCTTCTTAAATAGTTTCCTCCACTTGCATTACCAAATGCGCTTATAGGCAACCAACCATTACATTTATTACATAACCTTCTAGAACTTCTATTATTTGTAGTTACTTCTTCTTCTTCAAATAATATTAATTGTTCAGGATTGTTAATGGGTTTCTGACCAATTTCTTCCGACATTATAATCACCGTCTAATGGACATTTAAGATCAAGCATTTCTCCTGCTTTAACTAAAGCGGATACTCCTAGCTTCCCTACTTCATCAGCATCTTTTTCAGATACTTCTACTTGCCATTCATCATGTACATTGCAGACAAAAGCAGCATCAAGTTTATTTTCTTTTATGTATTCTTGAAATAATATTAACGCCTGTTTCATTAAAATTGATCCTGCTCCTTGCAATAAACTATTCAGTGCAGCATGTCTAGTTCGTACATAAATTTTTCTACCATCTAACCCTTTAAGGAAACCTTTTGCTGATGCTCTTTCAACTCTATCTGTAAGAGCCTTGTATGATGGGAGATTATCAATAAACTGTTTTCTAAGTTTTGTTCCAAGTGCTTTACTTCCTTTAGCCACTGCTCCAAGTTTTTGGTTTCCTGCTCCGTATATAAGTGCATATATGAAAGTTTTTGCCTGACTTCTAGATTCAAGTCCTGCAAGGTTTTGATTAGTGGTATGAATGTCTCCGTTAATAATTTCATTAGTATAATCCTCATCGTTCATATAGTGTGCTAACATTCTAAGCTCTAGTTGAGAAGCATCAATACCTACAAGGTTATATCCTTTAGGAACAGTCCAACAACTTCTACACTCTTTACCATAAGGTGCGTTTGAGCTAGGCACTTGAGCTAAGTTAGGCCAGCTATGAGTCATTCTACCTGTAATAGCACCGTTAGTATTTACAAAGCCATGAACTCTACCGTCATCTTCTACATGTTCAATCCAGGAAATTACCTGTGCTACTCTTTTTTGATACATAAGATAATCACATATGAGTCCTGCTTCAGGTATGTCTTTTACTTTAGATAAAATCTTTTCATCTACTTGCGGTTGTCCTGTTGGAGTAAACACTTCAGGCTCCCAACCAAAGTCTATTAAGTATTCTCCTATTTGTTTCCTAGATCCTAAATTAAATTCTGTTACTTCTACTCTAGGAACTTTTACTTTCTTACCTTCTGAGTTATATAACTTTTCAAGTTCAGTAAACTCTTCTGGTGTTAGCCTTGTATTCTTACCAAAGTTATCTGTTGCTGTTTTTAATAGGTTCCCAGATTTACCTACATTAGGATATAAATATTTAGTTTCTTCTTTAGGTTGAAATGTCTCATGTACTTTAGTAACTAACGTGTCCATCTTTGTTTGTAATTGTGCTAGTAACTTAGATGCAAAAGGAACATCTAATAAGAATCCTTTCTGTCTCTGAGCAGAAATTATCTTATAAGTTTCCATTTCTATTTCAACACTCTTAGGAGAAAAGCCTTTGCTTTCAGCCTTGAGAGCAGTAAATACCTTTGCATTAAGCCTGACATCTTGCATACAATACTTCAACATCTCAGCAGAGTAAGTACCGTATTCACTAAAATCTATTTTAGGACTTCCTAAATCGTATCCCCATTTCTCTAAGCCATGATTACCTTCACGTACAGGATTAAACAGTCTAGAAAGAACCAGAGTATCTACTAACTTTTTATCCCATAAAGATACACCGACCAATTGCTCGATTACTGGGACATCAAAGCCAATGATGTTATGTCCTATAAGTTTATCGGCTGACTTTAATAACTCATAGCCAGCCTCCAAGTTGTCAGGAGTGAATGAATATTCTTGATTAGTATCAATGTCAATACAACATATACACCATATCTTTGTTGCTTTAACATCATCAGTTTCGATATCGAAAACTAATTGTTTCAAAGCTCTACCTCCTCGCCATCTTCGTAATTAAAGACTTCACTAAGCCTCCCTGTTTCTTTATTATAATGCAATGCTCCAGCTAATCCAACCTCTCCAGTGTATCTAGATTTAAGAATTCTTAGTTTTGTAGTGGCGGCTTCTACTGCATCATCAGACTGTTGATTACGTTCAAGAGCAATGACACAATCACTTATCTGACTAATACCATTAGAACCTCTGAGGTGTGCAAGAGATACTTCAGCACCTTGCTCATGCCCTTTGTTACCATCTATTCTTCTAAGATGTGATACCAGTATTAGACCAGCACCAGTTTCTTCTACTAACGATCTAAGCCTAGTCATAATATTATCAATGGCTCTGCGCTCATCTCCCTCCGCTAATGCAGAAGTCATCATTCCAAGGTGATCAACAATAATCCATTTGCAATCTAACCCTTGAACCATATAACGTATCTTTGAGAAAAGTTCTTCTACGTTATGCTCACCTAAATGTGAGTGTACCCATAGCCTGTTCTCGCCATCCTTACCGTAAAGACTTTCGTAATAATTATTTAGTTTTTCTTGAGAGAAAGACTCTCGTATCTGCTTGATGTAAAGCCTAGAGTTAGCCTCAATAGATAGCAAACCGTCTACTGTTCTTTGCCAGTTTTCTTCTAGTGCAAGAATACCTAAGTTATCACTAGTATTTTTAAGTATAAAATGTTCTAGCTCTCTTGTTACAGATGATTTACCTAAGCCTGTACCGCCTGTCAAGGTAACTAATTCGCCTTGCCTAAGCCCAAATAGTTTTTCATTTAGTCCTTGCCAAGGATAAGGAATAGACTTCATCTCTTTGCGAGTAAAGTATTCATCTTTCATGTCAGAAATATTTAGTACGCCAGCAGGAGTATAAGACTTAGCACTCCACCATACTGCTTTGTATGCATCTCTTCTATTGTTTCTAAGCATATCATTAGCATCTTTAAACTCATCAGATAAAGAAACTATTCTAGCTTTACCTGGTGATATTAAATCAGCTACTTCAATTGCTTTTTTCTTTCCTAAAGAATCATTGTCAAAGTTTATTACTACATTATCAAATGATTCTACGAATTCTAAATTCTCTTTGATGTCTTTGAGCGCACCTTGTATGCCATTCTTTACTGAAACAACAGGCCATTTTGAATCCATCATTTCGTGAGCAGCCATTGCGTCACACTCTCCCTCACATATCGTAAGGAACTTGCCACCTTTTTGGAATAGTTGTTGACCAAAAAGCATTACACCTTTAGGAGATCCTATCCAAGTAAACTCTTTAGTATCACACTTGCGAACTTTAGTCCCTGCTACTTCATTAGCAATATAGTAAGGGTAATAGTGTTTGTTCCCTGAGTTATTTGAAGATGCGTACTCAGATTTTACTCCGTACTTTCTAGCCGTACTTTCTGAAATGTTACGATCAGTTAGCTTTTGAAATGTTCCTTCCATCTTAAAGCCAGAAGTTTCTTTGGTGTTACGTTGGTGCGTTTGAAAATCTTTCACTTTATCTTCTCCACTGTAGGATGAGAACCAATGTTCACAACTAAAACAACGAGCCGTATCATCATTGTTAATGCTAACTGCATCGCTGCTACCACATACCCTGCAAGGTTTGTGATATTCTACAAAGTGTCTTTTCTCTACCATTTTTCCTCCGATGAAAAAAAGGGCCTTTGTTAAGGCCCCGTTTCTGGTTCAGTAATATTTATCGATTTTATTTGTTTTTCAGCAAGCCACTTGCCTAGATCCTCAGTGAGCTTTAACTCCCCAGCTTTTAATATCTTTCCTTTTCTAGCTAAGTCATTAAGTTCTCTTTTGATCTCAGTGATCATAAGAATATAGTCNTTAGACTTCTCATCTAAACAATCAAAATCATAAGTCTTACTATCTATTGTAACAGTTTGACCTGTCACAGTTCCATCTCCTCATCATCACTTTCTATGTCAAACTCATCGCCATCCATATTATATGTGACAAGATCAAGAACTTGCATACCTTGAAAGTCTAAGCCTTTATAACTCTGACCATTACGTTCAACTTCCCAAGGTTTGTATTGAACTTTAACTTTAGAACCGTTGCCGATCTTACAGTTAAGGTTCTCACGATTACGATCAATCAGCTTAGGGGCTTTACGAATCATACCATTAGGCCCATTGACCTTACGCTTTACTACTACTGTAGGGCCTTCTTCCTTATCAACTACCTTGATACCCTCAGATCTAAGACGATCCGCATCATCACCATTAATAACTAAATTAACAGTATAACAAGGTTCAAATGTAGTGTTCGGTGAAGTAACACTTGCCCAATAAGCTACACCTTCTATTACCATACTTCTATTTCTCCGCTGTTTATGTGTCTTAAATTTTAACAAACGCTGGTAGATCCGTCAAGCGAAATCAACTTGCCATCTTTTAGATCTTTTTGTACCGTCTATCGGCGTTGCTTTATTCTTTGCAGCATACCAATAAACACTTTCAAGTTCTCTTTTTAATGCAGTTCTAGAAAGCGTTAAGCCTTTACCTCTTACAGTAGGTTTAACTGTACACTTTTTGTTACCTACTACAATGTCGCAGAGCCTCCAGCCATCTAGATAATACCAAGTAGTATACTTGTCGCCTCGCTTAGGGTTTAAAAGTTTATCTTTTAATTCCAGGATATCTTCTGTAATCATTACTGTTCTCCTAGTTTGTTAAGGAAACCAGAAAATAAATTACATATATCTTCATCGTTGATTTTAAACTCTGCGTCACTAGCTTTTTGCCATACATAATAAAAGAATTTTTCTTTTATTCTTTGATTGGGAGGTGAAGCACATATTCTATTACCCCATAACTGACCCCACCAATCGTCAAGTTCAGTATAAAATTCTTCTTTTGTATCTGTACGACTCATAATACATCCCTAATGTTTGAAATATCTTCTCGCCTGATGTCAAATAGACCATCGCATTGAGAGTTATATTCAGCAATTAAATTTTCAATAAACTCTTCTTCATTTCTTGCTTCACGAACTGGGTGAGTTGTACCTAAATCTAATGTACATTCATAAACCATATACTTCTCCTAATAATATATTAAAGGTAAGCAGTTTCTCTACATGCTCAGGTAGTCGGAGGTATATACTATGCCGCAATAGGGAAATGTTTAAGCACATTTCTTACGTTTTCATTCCTTTTAATAAATTTAGTATTAGCATCAGCGGCATTTTTTCTAGTAGTTTTACTGTCTTCTTTACCAAAATGCGTTGACCAATCAGTGAGTGTATTATACACAGCCCACATGTTTTTGCCAAGAGTATCTTGATAAAATCTATGCTTCTGAAGCATGTAAGTCAAGTTAGAATTAATCTTTTCTCCCAGCATAAGATGCTCTGATCTTTCTTGATCAGTCATCTTTAAAAGAGAATTTAAATTAGCGGCTTCACAATATAATTTAACCGCCTCAGTCTCTGTTGATTTAGTATTATACCATTGATGCCATACTTTATTTTGATTAATCATGGTATGCACTGTCTTACTAATTAAATTTGCACCGTGATTAATATTCAAAGCGTTAGTATGCCTTGCCTTGTAGATACCAGCAGTCCCTGTTAAGAATACTTGATGGTTTAAACAAGCAGATTGCAATGTACCTACTGATCCTTGATAAGGCCATATACCATTAGTAGAATTAATATGTAGTAATTGAAGTGATGAAGTATCTCCATCAGGAGTAGTTACACAATGATTAGGAATATTGTGTTGAACAAAGCACATTGTCCCAGTTTCATTTACTCTGATCTCTTCGGTCACACCGTCTAATATTAATTCGCTTCTTTCTAATACTGATCTTGAAGTATCAATCATAGACTTATGAGAAACTGTTTGATATTTTCTGCTATGCATTCCTAAAAATTGTTGATTGTCACTTCGATATAATGCTTTCTGATCGGGTATTAAATGTTCTTCATCCCTTGGAACAAAGGAGTGTGCAGGAACAGTATAACTTATTGGTGCTTCAAAAATATCAAAGTTAGCAGCACCGTAACCACTATCACGTAATACATTAATTTCTTTTGAATTGTCAAACAAAGATACTATAGTCATATAAAACTCCGAAAGTTAATTAGTTTCGCCAGATGGCAGGGCCACTCTAGCAGATCGAAAAACGATGTCAACCCAGTTACCTGCATGGTATTTAATGGTGTATGTAGGCTACTGTTATATCTTTGTCCCAGCATACTCTGCAATCGCCACACTTCCCATTATTGTTACTGGCTGGACAGAGCCATGCATCTTTCACAGCTATTGTACCTTTAGGAACTACTGTGGTTGTAGTGAATCCTTTCATATTTATCTTTGCACCTTTCAGAGAATCGCTAGACAATCTTAAAGCTACATTAGAAAGTTTATTTATTTTACCCAGGATATCTTTAAACTTATTAAACTTATACATTCTTGTAGGGAGCCAGTGTTTACAGTTGGAAGTTCTCTTGATGACATTGTGAAATTTAGTTGCTAATTTAACTGTGTACATGTCGCCACTATCGAGCCACCTAAAGTATTTTTCTTCTGATATTAAATCTACCATTTCATCTTCCCATTCATCGCGCTTCCAATCTTTCATGTTATGCTCCCTAATATCTTTAACATTGGGCATATTGTAAAACCCTTTAGTCGCATAACAATCTTTACATAACTCTACAAGCCCTCCAGTTTCAGTATCAATAGCCGCTGGGCATGTTTTAATTGCAGGAATTGACCAAGATTTAGCTGGCATTTTTTTTGTTTTAGATAATTTTATTGTCATATCGCCTCCGAAAGCGTTGAACATTATTAAAATTCATGGTAAGATATAAATCTTATAAGGTTCTAAAGGTCTTATAAGATCTATATTATTTTTTTCCTATAGTTCTTTAGGTTCTATATAGATTCTTAGGTTCTTACTTTTACTAATGGGTTGACCATGAGTATATAATCTCCAGTTTAACCCATCTTTTAGGTACTGACCCCTCAGTTTTAACCTGTACCCTTCACGATTCAAATGTTTTCTCATTAGTTTAACTAATAGACGACCTTCATCATCGTTAGGTATTTCGCTAAATATATATTTATGTGCCATTTTTAATCTCCATATTTACAAATTAAATAACCGATTATAAATCCAATTGAAAACTCTATCATTTCTGCCAAGTCTTTATTTCTTTACCGACTTTGAATCTTCCGTAAGGATTTCTGCCTTCATATTCACCTGATGTATCCCAACCAACAGCCGAATCAATATACCATCCATCCTTCTCTGCTCTAATCCCCGACCATATAGCATCGACAGAAGTTTCTTTTCTATCGTTGAAAGGATTCCCATTAGGAATACTTGAGACATGCTCAAATTCTGCATACCAAGTACAGCCAGAAGATATAATAATTGCTAAAAGTAAAACTAAATTTTTCATGCACACTCCTTTGTTGATAATGAATTAATATAAGACCCCCATTGATCTGCCATAGCCTCAGCAATACCATCATAAGTTATTGATCTTATTTTACCTCTATCTGCTGATGGCGGCAAGTAATGTAGTCTCATTCTTTCTTGTCTAGGTAGCTCCATCATTTTATCATAGACGTTGCAAGTATCTACTAACTTAGGTAAATTGTGTAGCCACAAACCAGTTTTCTTTTGTTCAAGATGACCAAACTGATAAGGTTGAATAAACTGAGTAGCTTTCTCAGGTAAAACATTAACTGGATTTTCCATCGCCACATGTTTAGCTTTGCCTTGAGCAAAGTAATATAAACTTAACGTCCAATCTATTGATTTAATTCTTTCGTTATGTTTAGCTTTGCCTTTACCATAAGTAGAATTACCACTAACTGACAATGCTGTACATGGTGGATGCATTATAATTAAATCTATTTCACCTTCCCACCATTCACTAGCAGTATTAATTGCCTCGAAACAATCACCTTGAATATGTAATCCAGTTCGACTTTCAGTAGGCAATATATCATTAGATACTGCTGTCCAGCCTTTTCTTCTAAACGCTGAAGTAACAGTATCACTAAACTCACAAAGGACTAGCACCCTACTCATCGTCATCACTCCCCATTATATTATTCCATTCATCATCACTTAGTCCTGAAAAGAAAAACTCTCGGTCTGATTTATTTAAGTAAGGGAAAGCCTCTTGAATTAACATACCATCTTTCCAAGAATAATAACTATGCCGAATCTTGGCGGTAATACAATCAAACGTCTTAGTCTTTTCTCTACCAAACATATCAAGTAAACTAACACGACAACAACTATCATTGACTTCTTCAAACCCAATCAACTTAGTTAAACTCATATCACGATCCACCTTATTTTATAATTGGTTTCTTTTTAAATTTAATGCGCCAGCATCCAGCACATATAAACTGATTATGATTTAACCTAATCATAGACAGTATATTATAACTGTCTATGCATAGACTACACTGCCTCTCAGACTCTCTTAAATCCATTCTAAGCATCCCAAAAGGTAAAAGTAATACTAACCCATAGGGTACAATAAAAAGGACTCTGAAGAGCTTTAGATTTTCTCAAAGTATTCATCCAAAATAAAACATACTTCATCAGCAGCGTCGTTGAATCTATCTTGATACCCTGAAGTATATACTTCGTCACCATTAGAATCTTTAGTGACCATTGAGGAATTACCATCATCGACATGCCAAGCGGCAAGCCGGGAATATAATTCTAGATATAATGGTGTTTCTATTTTAATCTTCATCAGCTTTCTCCGATCTGTCTGAATTTAAATAAGCAAGAATCCCCAAGTAAAATGAGGACTCACCATAATCTTTACATCTTCTAGATAACTCCTGAGATTCGGTCATCGCTTGGACTAATGCTTGATGTCTCGAATCATTTATTTCTTTATGATAAACTCCGTCACGATCTTTCAAACTCCGATAGTAATTTATGTTAGTTTTAACTTCTTTTATTTGCTCGATGATATGACCGAGATCCCTTACAATATAAGGAATGTCTGTTAACTGATCTAAGATATTTTCTTTCATATATATACTCTCCGATTTGTGTTGTTCAAAGTGTGACCGACGATCCAAATCATGTCAACACAGTAATAATATATATTAAAACACGATCCAAGTTATGTCTATAAATATATATTAAAGTAAAACTAGGGGCCTCGAAAGACCCCAATATATATTTATAAGTAATAACTCTCTGTTAAACCTATATAATATCTTTGAGAATCAGTTAACTTCCAAGGTATTGATAACCAGTATTTATTAGTAATAACTTCTCTTCTTTGCTTTCTAAACTTTTTCATATTATACTCCGATAGATAAAAAAAGGGAGAGTATTTCATCTCCCTAGATAGTTTACTTCTTTGCTTTAAGATCGAGATCAATTAACTCCAATACTTCTTTAGGTATTACTGGAGAAGCAATAAACTTCTGAACATCGCCATGGGTCAGAAATTTATCTTGATCAGCATAGAATTTGGATAAACTAGCACCGACTCTAGCTTTCAGCACTCTAAACTTAGGGTTAACTTTACCTTCCTTTGTTTTTTCAGTTATTCTTCTTTTCTTTGCAAGAGGAAGAGTTAATTTATAAACAGTAAAGTCATACTGTCGAAACGATGCTTTTTTATTCTGATCAATGTTATCATATTTATTTGTCATAGTTAAAACTCCGATTGCTCTTCGGCCTGATGCCGTCGATGCCATTCAAAATTAGCACAGCTTTTTCGATTGTCAAATTTTTTTTTCAAATTATTTTTTGACCCTACGGGTCACTTTTTTATTTTTGGCATTGATCGGCCAGTTTGCCGAAAGGACAGCGACAATTACACTGGAAGCTATTGAAACCTATAGAGTATTCTGAAGTAAAATTTTTACTACAGAGTCTCATTAGAGTTTATATTTAATTGTAAACTAGACTTCGGAGATCTTTAGAATATTATTGGAGGGAAACTTTGGAGGATTATTGAATACTTTGAAGTATATTCTTTTAGGTAAACTATAGAATACTTTAAAGTATACACGCACACGCGCCTGGGTACGCAGGTGCCCACGGGGGCTATCCGTATATATATAGCAATGACGAACATTTCAAAGGACTTCAGAGTGTCAACTAGGTTTAGGCCGCAACTCCGAAGTATTTCTGCGGAACTTTAAAGTTACCTATAAGTGGTAGTGAACCCTGGTGGGTTCAGGAATATTATAGTAGTGAAAATAGGTTTTGTCAAGTAGAAAGTAGTTGACAAAACCTCATTTATACCCTATAATAACCAGTATGAAAAAAGAGTTGACAGAGAAACAAGAAGATTTTTTAGGATATCTTGTTGAATCAGGGGGTGATCCAAAGAAAGCAGCAGAGCTTGCAGGTTATTCAGGTAATCATTGGCAGGTTGTGAAATCATTGAAGAATGAGATCATTGACTTAGCCTCTAATATATTAGCTGAGTCTGCTCCTCAAGCCGCTTTAAAACTTGTAGAGGTAATGAATTCTAATCAGCCAGTTCCTCAAGCCAATGTACGACTTCAAGCAGCCCAAACTATTCTAGATCGTATTGGACTAGGCAAGACTGACAGGTTAGATGTTAATCACAAAGTTCAAGGTGGTGTATTTATACTACCTGCAAAAGAAGAGATAATAATTGAACAGGCGGCAGAAGCTTAGTAGTGTCATTCCTTTTGGTTATGAAATATCTGAAGAAAACCCTAAAATGCTTAATGAAATACCTGAGCAACTTAAAGCCTTATCTGAAATAAAAGGATTAGTTTCAGAAAAGACTCTTTCTTTAAGAGAGGGTTCAGCTTGGCTAGAGTATCAAACAGGTCGTAAGCTAAGTCATCAAGGATTAAAAAAGATAATAGATGCAGAAAGAATGGGAAGTAAATCCTGAAAACTACCTAAAGGATGCTAACGGAGAGTTTATTCTAAAGGTTGATGGAACGCCTAAGAAGAAAGGCGGTCGAAAGAAAGGAGTCAAGTCTAAAGGATACAACTATTCTTCTGTAACTAAAGAAAGATTAAAAGCTAATAGAAGTGTTAAAAGTAAAGAAAGACTTATAAAGAAAGCAGAGGCTAAGTTAAAGTCTCATAAGGTATCATTAAAGAATTCACGATCTACATTATTTAAAATAGATAATAAAGAAAGTCCTAAAGAAGGTAAGATAGTTACTTCTGATACTGTAGAGAGTTTACCACAATCTTTACAAAAAGAATTAGAAAATAAAAATGTTATCTTTAGCCCTAACGAAGGGCCACAGACAGAATTCTTAGCAGCACCTGAAACAGACGTTCTCTACGGAGGTGCAGCAGGAGGTGGTAAATCCTATGCGATGATCGTTGATCCGCTTAGGTACGCTCATAAAGAAGCTCATCGTGCTTTGGTAATCAGAAGATCTATGCCAGAGCTACGAGAACTTATAGATAAAAGTAGAGAATTATATCCAAAAGCTTTTCCAGGATGTAGATTTCGGGAAGTAGAGAAAGTTTGGACTTTCCCTAGTGGAGCTAAGGTAGAGTTTGGGTTCCTTGAACGAGATGCAGATGTTTATCGTTACCAAGGCCAAGCTTATAGCTGGATTGGTTTTGATGAGATTACACACCTTGCAACAGAGTTTGCATGGAACTATTTATCTTCTCGTTTAAGAACAACAGATCCTAATATTACACCTTATATGAGATGTACTGCCAACCCAGGAGGAGCAGGATCAAGCTGGGTAAGAAAGAGATATATCAATCCTTGTCCTCCTAATGAGTCTTTTTTAGGCCATGATGGGTTGTCAAGAAAGTTTATTCCTGCTAGATTAGAAGACAATCCATATCTAGCAAAGGATGGAAGATATGAGCAGATGCTCAAAGCACTACCTCCAGTGCAAAGAAAACAACTGCTGGAAGGTAATTGGGATGTTACAGAGGGTGCAGCGTTTACAGAGTTTGAAGTAGAGACTCATGTTATTACACCTTTTGATATACCAGTGCATTGGGAGAGAGTGAAGGGTATTGACTATGGATACGCTTCAGAGAGTGCTTGTGTTTGGGGAGCCTTAGATCCCTCTGATGGAACTTTGATAATTTACAGAGAGTTATATCAGAAGAATCTAACTGGTGTTGACTTAGCACAATTATTGATTAATATGGAATTGCAAGATCCCTTTTCAGTTCAAGGCGTATTAGATACTGCCGCATGGAACAGAACAGGGACTACAGGCCCTACAGTAGGGGAGACACTACTTAGAGCAGGGCATAAACTGCGTAGGGCCGATAAAAATCGGATACAAGGAAAAATACAGATCCACGAATACTTGCGAGTACAGCCAAGCGGAAGGCCTAAGATACAGATATTTAACTGCTGCCCTAACCTGATACGCGAACTTCAATGTATTCCTCTGGATCGATCTAATCCAGAAGATGTAGATACACATGCACCTGATCATGCGTATGATGCATTAAGATATTTAATTATGTCTAGACCTAAAGTAAATGACATATTCAGTCAATTTAGAAACTTACGAAGGGAACAGGCTTACACACCCTCCGATACGGAGTTCGGATATTAAACAAAAACTAAATGAGGAAATAACAAAATGTCAACAGCTACAGGGTTAGTAAAAATTCGCAAAGATGTTACTGATGGAGCAGTCGCATCTGATGTGCGAAGTCTTTCAGAACGTGTAGGCGCACAAGTAGAAGTCACTACAGGTACTATTGCAGTAACTGATGATACTAATACTGATGTTTCATTCACACAACCAGCTGGAACAATTATTCGCAACTTGATTGCTATTCCTGCTGGTAACATTGTTACTGCTGGAGGTTCAGGTAACGATGTAGACTTTAGTTTAGGTACTGCTTCTGGTGGTGGTCAAATCATTGCTACAGAAGCTATCCTTGATGATGGCGGCTCAGCAGTCACTTGGGCAGCTAATGCACCTCTTTATCTGATCCAGAACTCACATGGTCATGGCGCAAATGCTTTCGTAAGCACTAGCGTAACGGCTGGAGTTGTAGGTGGCCCTGCTACTTCAGAGGCTATTGTAATTGCCTCAACTCTGTACTCAGCGGCTGATAGAACGCTCTACGCGAGGCTAACGCCTATTGGTGCTGACTTAGCAACTGCTGCTACAACTGTGAAGTTTATAGTTCAGTTCCAAGCTCTTTAAGTTATATTAGTTTTTGTACCTGCCTGACTCATTTGATGACGGCAGGTTTTTAATTAGGTGATGAATGAAGAAAAAAAATAGAATTAAATATAGTAATGGTTCTTCAGTAATTAAAAAAACTGATCTTGGTAAGGTAGGTGAACTTGAAAGTAAGTATACTGCTAATACAAACTTTCAGTCTGTTGATCAATTATACACTAAAAAATTTGGAAATACTAAAATAAATCTTTCGCGTTACAAAGATAGTACAGGTAACCGTAGTAAAGGACGTAGTATAGAACAGAATTTTGGTGATGGATATTCAGTAAATTTTAATTATACAAATCCTAAGTTTGGGCCTTCAAGATATGGTCTTACTTTTCGTAAAAGTATATAATTATGTCAGAAAATGATTTAACAGCAAACTCTGTATATTTTCAAGAAGAACCTGAAGAACAGGGTATTATACTTTCTTTAGAAGAAAACTTACGAAATAATTTTGTAGGTCTTGTAAATGATAGGTTTGCTTCTGCTGAACATAGCAGAGACTTAGATGAGTCTAGGTGGCTTACTGCTTATCATAACTATCGAGGTCTTTACGCAAAGAATGTAAAATTTAGAGAATCTGAAAAATCAAGAGTCTTTGTCAAAGTAACTAAGACTAAAGTTCTTGCTGCTTTTGGTCAGCTTGTTGATGTAGTCTTTGGAGCAAATAAGTTTCCAATAGGTATTCAGGAAACTAAACTTCCTGAAGGTGTATTAAAGTATGCTCATGTAGATGTTCAAAATCCTTTACCAGGATTAGAAACAACTCAAGAGCAGATGGAAGAAGAAACTGAAAGTCCTTTTGATGTAGGCTATGAAGGTGATGGTAAAATACTTAAAGCTGGAGCAACCTTTGGTAAAGGTAAGTTTGAAGATACTCCTCTTGAAGTTCAGTTAGAAGAACAAGATAAATTATCTGAAGGACTCTCTCCAAATCCTCAAGCTCCTGAAGTTAATCCAGCACAAGAAGCTGCTAGACGTATGGAGCAGTTAATACATGATCAAATAGAAGAATCAAACGGAGCTAGTGAAATTCGTAACTCTTTATTTGAAGCTTCGTTATTTGGCACTGGAATTGTCAAAGGGCCTTTTAACTTTAATAAGACATTACATAAGTGGGAACAACAAGAAGATGGAGAAAGAGTTTATAGACCTGTCGATGTACGTGTTCCTAGATTAGAGTTTGTTTCTATTTGGGACTTCTTTCCTGATCCCAATGCTACTAGTATTAATGAATGTGAATATGTTTTTCATAGACACAGAATGAATCGAACTCAACTAAGGGGTCTAACAAAGATGCCTTACTTCGATAAAGAAATGATTAGAGACTGTCTCAGGATGGGGCCTAATTATGTTGAGAAAGACTATGAGCAAGAATTAAAAGATGATAATAAGTCAGATGCTTATGGAGCTTCTCAGTTTGATGTATTAGAATACTGGGGAGCTATGGATGCTGAGTATTGTCGGCAGATAGGTATGGAGCTTCCTGATGAGATAGATGACTTAGATGAAGTACAAGTCAATGCTTGGATATGTAACGGATTACTTCTAAGGGCTGTAGTAAACCCTTTCACTCCGTTTAGAATACCTTACCATGCTTTTGCTTACGAAAAGAATCCGTATAGCTTCTTTGGTATTGGTGTTGCTGAAAACATGGATGACTCCCAAAAGATTATGAATGGTCATGCACGTATGGCGATTGATAACCTTGCTCTTAGTGGCTCACTGGTTTTTGATGTAGATGAGTCTGCTTTGGCTGGAGGTCAGTCAATGGAGATATATCCTGGAAAAGTATTTAGAAGGCAAGCTGGAGTTCCTGGTACAGCTATTAATGGACTGAAGTTTCCTAACACATCAACTGAAAACATGATGATGTTTGATAAGTTTAGACAGCTTGCAGATGAACAAACAGGTATACCTAGTTACTCACATGGCATGACAGGCGTACAGAGTATGACTCGTACAGCTTCAGGGATGTCAATGTTATTAGGTGCAGCTTCTTTAAACATTAAAACTGTTATTAAAAATCTTGATGACTTTTTATTGAAGCCTATGGGAGAAGCTTACTTTCAATGGAATATGCAATTCTTAGAAAGTAAATTACATTTAGAAGGTGATTTGGAGGTAAAGGCTACAGGAACTAATAGTTTAATGCAGAAAGAAGTACGCAGTCAACGACTAACTACTTTCTTACAGACTGCACAAAATCCTGCTGTAGCTCCATTTATTAAGATTAATAAACTCATTAGTGAGCTTGCTTATTCATTAGACTTAGATCCAGATGAGATCTTGAATGATCCTGAAGAAGCAGCCATAATGGCACAAATCATAGGAATGCAAAATGCTGGACAAGCAACTGGCGCGGAAGCTGGCCCCACTGGTGAAGAACAAGGAGCTATGGGAGCCGGTACAGGAACACCTCAACAACCTCAAGACCTTGGAGTTACAGGTACTGGTGGGGGCAACATCGGAACTGGAAATGTTCCGCAGCCAGGGGAAGATGAGTTTGCTGGCTAGGCTTGAAAGTATTCCAGATCAAGTTAATGAAGCATTAGAAAGAAAAGAATAATATGAGTTTATTAGGAAAAGGAATAAAACTTTTTCATGGAGCAGTTAAAGACTTCAGTAAGTTTGATTCTAAATACGCAAAAGAAACAGCTTTTGGAAAAGGGTTTTCTTTTACTCCGGATAAAAAATTAGCTGAAAGCTATGGAAAGATAACTCCAACGCAAATAAAAAAGCTATGGGGTAAAGATTATGTTGACGATGCTTTAGCTCGTAAGAAGAATGGGAAGCCTATACTTTATGAAGTAGACGCTAAACTTAAAGAAGGTGAAATTTTATTAGTTAGAAAGAATTTTGAAAATCAAAACAATACTATTAAGAGAAAACTTGATAGGCTTATAAAAGAAGAAAAGATAAATAAAGATCAAATAGATTTTGATAAGCCTAAATTTTGGAAACAGTTAGTTCAAGAATCAAAAAAAGATGCAGATAAACTTTTTTCAAAGTATGGAATTAAAGCATCTTTAAAGGATGCAACAGGTTCTAAACTCAAACAAGTTGGTGGCACGTTAGAATATACAGTTTATGATCCTAAAGTTTTAAACATTAAAAATAAAAAATCTTTGTCTGATCAAGTTAACGAAGTATTAGAGAGAAAAAAATAATGGCAATAAGTTTATTAGCTAAAGGAGTTAAAGAAGGGGCTAAACTTTTCAAAAAATATGATGGAAAGTTTGAGCAACTTATGGATGAACTTCAAGGTATAACTCCTGATACTCCTGGAGCTACAGCCACAGGAAGAGGTGCTGTAGTTGGTAAAGATAGAACGAAGTCTTTTGGAAATACTAAAGCTATAAAAGGATCAGTATATACAGGTTTAAGTGGATTAGGATTAATGACACTAAGCTCTATGTTTGGAGAAGAAGAAGATCCTTCAGACCTTACTGTATTTTCTAATAAAGGCCTAGATCAACCTAAAAAGCGTTCTAACACATATGGTTATGATCAACCTAAAAAGCGTTCTAATACATATGGTGTAAATCAATTACCTAAAGAAGGTGCTTCGATTATAGAAGGAAATGATTTTACTATGTATTCAAATAGTAATTTAAAAAAAGAAGCTTTAAATTCTAAAGGCAAAACTTTTAAATTTTCAGGAGATGGTAAAACTTATAACGTCAATAAAATTATGAAGACTTTTAAAAGTCTAGAAGAAGGCCGTGACAGAAAGGCAATAGGAAGTAAGATTACTGGAAAAATTTTAGATTTAACTGGAAAACTTGCAGATGTAGCTACAGATTCAAGTAAGGATTCTTTTCTAAAGAAAGAATTTTTACGTGATCTTTCTGACGATCCTGACTTTGAAAGTGCAATCAATGATCTTCCTGAAGAAGATTATAAAAATCTTATGGATGATATAGGATTTGATTATGATATGGGTTCTTCACCTATCAGTAGTAATATTGATAGTGCTATGAACTTAGATGCTGAAGAAGCTGCTTTAAGCTACATGGATTTCGGAAGCTTTGAAAAAATTCAAGAGTATTTAAATACAAGGAATCCTAATGAGTTAAGGCTTTTTATTAGAACTCTTCAAGGAAACAGAGGTACTGAAACTGATGATCGTGTTATAGAAGCGGCTCAAAAGATGCTTATGAACATGACTCAATTAAAAGTTCAAAAGGCTGACGGTGGTGCTATAGAACAAAGCAACCGTGGACAAGATGTAAGAAACTTCTTGAGTAAAGAAGAACCAACAGATATTTTCAAAGGTTCATTAAATGATAATGAAACTGAAGCTTTAGGTATCTTTCCTACTAACAAAGCTGTAAGAGAGTTTCGTGCTGATCAAAATGTTATGGAACAACGAAGGCAACAAAAAGTTGTTAACGAGGCAAGAACACAAGCAGAGTTAGAAAGACAAGGTTACAACGAAGGTGGTGGGATATTACAAAAATTACAAAAAGAGATGAAGATGCCTGAAAAAGGTTCTGATGAATTTAAAGCTCTTCAGGCAATAAGAGATATTATTCTTTCTCCTACTAAAGAAGAAAAAGAATTACCTACTGGTAAAAAAGGTAACTTACTTTTTAAACCTGAAAAAGGATTACCTGTTGGTAAAAAAGAAAACTTGCCTTTTAAACCTAAAAAAGGTTCTGATGAATTTGAAGCTCTTCAGGCAATAAGAGATATTATTCTTTCTCCTACTAAAGAAAAAAGTTCAAATGCAACATTTGCAGAAGGTGGTATGCCAGTTGATACTTATGACAACATACCTCCTGAAGAAATGGAAGCAGCAATGGCTTCCCAACTTCCTGATGAAGATATGGAAGATCAATATATAAATTTCGTTATGGATAAATCCCTTAGCGAAGAAGATCAAGATTATTTAGCGGTAAGACTAGAGCAAGACCCAAAACTATCAGAAATTTTAGATAGTATAGTTTTAACCGCAGGAGAATTTTCTGGCTCTGGAGAAGTAGAAGGGCCAGGAAGTGGTGTATCAGACTCAATACCTGCACGATTGTCAGATGGAGAGTTTGTATTCACTAGAAAAGCAACCGACCAATTAGGCTCTGATAATCTCCAACGAATGATGGATGATGCAGAACGTGCTTATGATGGCGGTTATCAAAAGAAGGCAGTGGGTGGATATATGTTTAATCAAGAGCAATCTCAAGTTGCTTCACCAAGTTCTATTGATGAAGAAATTAAGAGAGCTATGATTGGATCTAATAAAATCCCTAGTCTTCTATAACATTCGGCTACCTTGGTAAGACAAGCCCCATACAAACTTGACGGAGTTAAAATGGCTACCTTGCTAAAACACAAGCCCCGAAGGAGAAATAGAGATGTCCGAAGTACAAGTAGAGGAACAAAACGAAGAGCAACCTAATCCATATAATGCAAAAAAACCTTGGCATGATGTAGAAAATAATACGTCTAAGCAAGGTGCTAATGGATTGTTCTATCAAGAATCACAGGCTACCCTTGATAATGAGGCCCCTGATGAAGATGCTCCTAAAAAAGGAACTAATTATAAAAAAAGATACGATGATTTAAAGAAGCATTATGATCAGAAACTTTCTGAGTTTAGACAACGTGAAGGAGAACTTCTTGCAGAAGCTAAATCCGCACAGCCTTCTTACCAACCTCCAAAAACAGAGGAAGATTTAGAGGCGTTTAAAACAGAATATCCTGATTTATATAATACGGTTGAAACTGTAGCTCATATGCAAAGTCAACGGCAAGTAGCAGATCTTGAAGCTCAACTTGATAGTTTACGGCAACGTGAAACTGAGGTAATGCGGAAAGAAGCTGAGACAACGCTTCGTGATAGACACCCTGATTTCGATGATATCAGAGGGTCTGATGGCTTCCATGAGTGGGCAAAGATACAACCAGAGCAAATACAAGATTGGGTTTATAATAATCCTGATAATGTATCTTTAGCTTCTAAAGCCATTGATCTTTATAAATTAGAAACTGGTACTGGACAACCTCAAAAACGTCGGTCAAGACCTAAAGCGAAACCTGCTTCAGCGGCTGATATGGTATCTACTAAAACAACAAATGTAGATCCACAGCAAGCTAAGGTTTGGACTGAAAGGGAAATAGCTTCTATGTCCCTTGACCAGTTTGATAAATATGAAAGTGAAATTAATCAAGCTTGGGCAGAGGGTAGGATAGTAGCTAATTAAAATTGTGTTTTATTTTTTAAAGGAATTTTAAAATGGCTTATAACCAATCAGATCAATTTTTTGAACCAAGTACAGATACTAATGCCAACTTTGGTAACTCAGTATCTGGACAAACTAATTCATTTTTCTTGCCTAAGGTATATTCCAAGCAAGTTCTCAACTTCTTCCGTAAGTCTTCTGTTGCAGAAGCTATCACAAATACGGATTATGCTGGTGAGATTACTGCGTTTGGTGATACTGTAAGGATCATTAAAGAGCCTGAGATTACTGTTTATCAGTATGAAAGAGGTGCAGATATAACATCAACAAAACTTACTGACCAAGAGGTTAGTTTGGTTGTTGATACTGCCAACGCATTTAAGTTTATCGTTGATGACATTGAAACTAATATGTCTCACGTTAACTTCCGTGAAGTTGCTACTTCTTCAGCCGCCTACGCTTTGCGTGATGCGTTTGATGAGGGTGTAATTGCGGCTATGTTCTCTGGTGTATCTGCGTCTTCACCTAATCATATATTAGGTTCTGACAATGCTACTGACCTTGCTGGTGGTACTTTTGACGGTACTGGTAACTTGGACATTGGCTATGCATCAGGTGAACATGATCCTATTGATGTTCTTTCTCACATGGCACGATTGCTCGATGAGCAAAGCGTACCTGAAGAAGGTCGATGGTTCTTGGCTAATCCTGAGTTTTATGAGCAGTTAGTACAATCCTCTTCAAAATTGATGTCAGTAGACTTCAATGCTGGACAGGGTTCTATCCGTAATGGATTGGTAAGCTCTGGTAAACTCCGTGGATTCGACATGTACAAGTCCAACAACATTGCCGCTACGACTAACGCAGCAGGTAAGTGTATTGCTGGTCACATGTCTTCTACATGTACTGCACAGACAATCACTAGCACAGAGGTCATTCGTGATCCTGATAGCTTTGGTGATATTGTTCGTGGCTTACATGTATATGGAGCCAAGGTGTTACGTGGTGAAGCATTGGTTTCTGCCTTCTACGGCATAGACTAAGCTTTCGGGGGAGGCTGAAATATGCCTCCCTTTTTTTTATTTTGGAGATTAAAGAATGTCCCAGTTAGGTTCTGAAGCAAATCCTCTTATGATTAATGGAAAACGTAAAGGTAAAATTTTAGGTATGACAGGAAGCTTCTTTAAACCCGAAAATAAAAAAAGATATGATGAAAATTATGATCGAATTTTTAATAATCATCAAACAGAATTTAATATAGCTAGAGAAAAATCTAAAACATTTTCGATGGAACAAGACTAATGATGTTTGGAATAAAAAAACGCAGAGGCAACACTAATCCTCCTCCTCGATTTGGTAGGAGAGGTTTTAATCCAATATCTGGAAGTGTAATAACTGAAAGAAGACCTAAGAAATTACAAGGCTCTGCTTCGTTTGAATCTGCTTTACAGATGGAAGAAGAAAATAGTTTTGCTAAAGGCGGCTACATGAAGTATAACAAAGGTGGCTACGCTTCTATTCAAGAGATGGAGAAGCACTGTTCCTCTTATAATAAAGGAAAGTAAATGGCTACATATCTAAATCTTTCAAATGAACTTCTAAGAGAGATGAATGAAGTTGAATTAACTTCAGGAAACTTTTCTAGTGCCACAGGTATACAACAACATGTTAAAGATGCTATTAATAGAGCATACCTTGATATTGTAAATGAAGAACCTCAATGGCCTTTCTTAGCAGTTGGTTTGAGTGGGGATACAGATCCTTTATATGGTAACGTAGCTGTAGAAACAGTTGCAGGTACTCGTTGGTATTTACTTAAACCTTCAAGTAGTTCTTTAGCTACTGACTATGGCTATGTAGATTGGGATAATTTTTATGCAACTACAGTAGGTGTATCAGGGGCAACTGCTCCTTTTGAAGCTCGTAACTTACGTTTTACAACTATTGAAGAGTGGAAAGATTACTTTAGAATTTCTGAAAATTTAGATGATGCAGATACTCAAAACTATGGAGTTCCTCGTAGAGTTATAAAAAGTCCAGATAATAGAAAATTTGGATTAAGTCCAATACCTGATAAGGTATATAAAATATATTTCTATGCTTATGTATTACCTACAGAGCTTTCAGCTTTTGGTGATGAAACAGTTTTTCCAAACATATATAATCCTGTTCTTTTAAACAGAGCTAGATATTATATTTATCAATTTAAAGAAAATCCTCAGTTCTCTGCTTTTTCTTTAGAAGATTATAAGAAAGGTTTAAAGCTAATGAAATATAACTTAATGACTCCAGCACCAACAGTCATAAAAGATGACAGAATGAGGTTTATCTAATGTCTCAGCCTTTTGGCTTGGCTTGTACTGGAGGACTGCATACAAGTATAAATGAGATTGAAGCCTTAAAGCAGCCTGGAGTAGCAACTAAGTTAACAAATTTTGAAGTTGACACAGATGGTGGATACCGTAGAATAAATGGTTATTCTCCTTTTGGGGGTGCTTCAGCAGCTAGACCTAATTCATCAAATAAAATATTAGGTCTTAGAACTTATGCTGATGGAGTTATTGCATGTTCTGGAACAAATATATATTTTTCTCAAGATGGTACTAGTTGGTTACAAATAAATAAAGATAGCGTAGCTGGTGGAGGAGATAACTTTTCAACATTTAGTGGACGTAGTGTTTTAGCAAGAACTGGACAAGGTAAATGTCAGTTTGTTTTATTTGAAGGTGCTGCTTTTGATTATGGAGAAGTTATAATAGCTGATGGAGCTAATAAACTTTTTTCTTTTAGAATGGAAGGTACAGGAGCAGAGTTAAGTTCCCGTACATTTTTTGCAAAAGAAATTGCTGTTAATAGTACCAAAGGTGTTAAACACATCTGTATACATGATCATCATTTAATAGCTTCAGGAGTAGAAGATAATTTAAGTACAGTATACTATAGTGTATATAATGACTCAGATGATTTTTCTGGTACAGGCTCAGGATCAGTTACTATTTCTGATCAAGTAGTAGGTATAAAAGGTTTTAGAACTGATCTAATTGTTTTTGCTAAAAATAGCATACATAAACTTATTAATATAAATGATACTAGCTCAATTAGAATTGATCCTATTACAGAAAACGTAGGTTGTGTTGATGGACAAACAATTCAAGAAATAGGTGGAGACTTAATATTTTTAAGTCCCGATGGATTAAGAACAGTTGCAGGTACAGCTAGAATTGGAGATACAGAGTTAGGAGTTATCAGTAGTCCTATTCAATCTGTTATTAAAGAAATTACAAATAGTGTTGATACTCTTCAACTTTGTTCAGCAATATTAAGAAGAAGATCTCAGTATCGTTTATTTTATAATGTAGACTCTACTAATAACATTACTGCAAAAGGATTTATAGGTACTTTAACAAGAGAAGGTTTTCAGTATAGTCAGACTGAAGGAATTAAAGCAACATCAATTACATCTGAATTTGATAAAGATGGTATAGAACGTATATATCATGGAGATTCTGATGGGTATGTTTATAATCACGATACAGGTAATGACTTTAATCCTGGTGGAGTATCTTCAAATGTTAAAGCATTCTATGGAACTCCTAATTTAGACTTTGGAGACTTTGGAACAAGAAAGACTTTAAGGTACGTTAAAATTTCTATTACTCCTGAAGGTACAGTTGTTCCTTCATTAAGAGTTAGATATGATTATGAAGATACAACATTAGCACAACCTAATGATTATGTTTTAGATTCAATACCTGCTCCTAGTGTTTTTGGATCAGCGGTATTTAATACAAATCTTTTTGGATCTATTCCAGATCCTTTAGTTAGACAGTCAGTACAAGGTAGTGGTAATACAACAAGTTTTCTTATACTAAGCGATGATAAATTATCGCCATTCACGTTAAATGGATTATATATTGATTATAGTCCAACAGGAAGGAGATAAAGTATGGCTGTGGGCTATACCAGACAAAGTACATTTGCAGATGGCGATACTATTACTGCATCATTATTTAACAATGAATATAATCAGCTTTTAAATGCGTTTGCTTATAGCACTTCAGATTCAAGTGCTGGGCATAGGCATGATGGTACTGCTGCTCATGGAGGCGCAGTTCCTGTTATTGGCGATTTAGATTTTCTTAACAAAGTTGCTGTTGACTCAACTAATAATAGAGTTGGTATTTTTGTTGAAGTTTCTAGCAGTGCTGTTGAACAAATAAGAATACAAGATGGCGCAGTAATCCCAGTAACTGATAATGATATTGACTTAGGTACTAGCTCATTAGAGTTTAAAGACTTATACATTGACGGTACAGCTTATGTAGATGCAATTAACTTTAACGGTACAGCAATCTCAGCAACTGCTGCTGAATTAAATATTATGGATGGAGTTACCTCTACCGCAGCAGAGTTAAATATATTAGATGGTGTAACAAGTACCGCAGCAGAGTTAAACATATTAGATGGAGTTACCAGCACTGCCGCAGAACTTAATATTCTTGATGGTGTTACAAGCACAACTGCTGAACTTAATATATTAGACGGTGTAACTTCTACAGCCGCAGAGTTAAATCTTCTAGATGGTGTAACAAGCACTACAGCAGAACTTAATATTCTAGATGGTGTAACTTCTACAGCCGCAGAGTTAAATGCTTTAGATGGTATTACAGCCGTTGTAGGTGAGCTAAATGCTTTAGATATAGGTAGTACAGCAATAGGAACTGCCGTAGCTTCTAAAGCTGTGATCTTAGATGCAAACAAAGACTACACTGGAGTAAGAAATCTAACCCTTACAGGTGACCTTACTATTGGCGGTGACGATCTTACAATGGGTACTAATACTGCTGGTCACTTATTAATTGCAGATGGTACTAATTTTAACCCAGTAGCAGTAGGTTCTTTATCTGAAATATCTACAGTAGCTACTGATGATGTTTTAATAGCCGTAGACACTTCAGGTGGAGGCTTAAAGAAAATTACAAGAAGCACTCTTGTAGCAGGACTTGCAACATCTGGTGCTATTTCAAATGTTTCAGAAGACTCGACTCCACAGCTAGGTGGCAACTTAGACCTTAACAGTAATGATATTGTTACAACGTCTAATGCTACTTTAGACCTTGCTCCTAATGGAACAGGTACAGTCGTAGTCAGAGGTAACACTAACTCAGGTGCTATAGTTTTTAACTGTGAAAGCAACAGTCATGGTCAAAAGGTTTACGCACAACCACACTCAGCAGCCGTTACTAATACTTTAATGCTTCCTGCTGGAGCTAACTCAACTTTAGTTTCTCTTGTATCTACAGATACCCTGACCAACAAAACTCTTACTTCACCTAAGATCAATGAAGACGTAGCAGTTACTTCAACAGCTACCGAACTTAATCTTCTTGATGGAGTAACGTCTACTACGGCAGAACTAAACATCTTAGACGGTGTAACAAGTACCGCAGCGGAACTAAACATTTTAGACGGAGTTACTAGCACTGCTGCTGAACTCAACATATTAGATGGTGTTACAAGTACGGCAACAGAGCTTAACATCCTTGACGGTGTTACATCAACTACTGCTGAGTTAAACATTCTTGATGGTGTAACGAGTACAGCCGCAGAACTTAATATTTTAGATGGCGTAACTTCTACAGCCGCTGAGTTAAATATACTTGATGGAGTAACCAGTACAGCAGCAGAACTAAATAAACTTGATGGTGTTGGTACATTAAAACAAGCAGGACTTGAAACTATTTATGTACCTGCTGCTGCCATGTATCCTAATACTACAAACGGATGCTCTGCTTTAACTCAAGTTGAATTATCAAACGGCCCTGAATTAAAATGTTTAGACTTTGCAACAGGAGCAGATGATTTTGCTCAGTTTACAGTTGCTTTTCCAAAGTCTTGGAATGAAGGAACTGTGACCTTTCAGGCTTTCTGGACAGTTACTGGAACTAATACAGGAACAGTAGCGTGGGGATTATCAGGCGGTTCAATGGCAGATAATGCAAGTATTAATACTGCTTTTGGTACTCAAGTTGTAGCTACTGCAAAAGCATTTAGTGGTACATCTAATGATATGACTGTTTCAGCAGTTAGCGGAGCCGTCACTATTGCTAATGCAGCAGTAGATACTCTGACATACTTTCAAATTTCTAGAGATGTTTCAGCAGATGATCAATCAGGAGATGCAAGATTGTTAGGCATTAAATTATTCTTTACAACTGACGCGGCAAATGACGCATGAGTTTTGGTTATAACATACTGGGTTTTGGCAGTCATCCAACTAGGGGCGCAGCAGTTATTGAAGCGTCTGGCGGTACAGAAAGTTCGGCTGGAGGTTATAAATATCACACATTTACTTCGTCTGGAACTTTTACTGTTTCATCAGCCCCAGCAGGGATAACGCTAGATGCTATTATTGTCGCTGGAGGAGGTGCTGGTGGAGGCTCTCTTGGTGGTGGTGGAGGTGCTGGTGGTGCAATTGAGTATAATAATTTTGAACCTTCGGAAACAGGTTACACCATAACGATTGGTGCTGGTGCAGCTTATACAGCAGCAGGAACTGCGGCAGCAGCAGGAAGTAATTCAAGTGCTTTTTCACAAACAGCACAAAGTGGAGGCGCAGGGGCTGGAGGACACAGTGTAGATAACCCTTACATTAAAGTTGGGAGTTCAGGCGGCTCTGGAGGTGGAGGATATTATTGGGATGAAGACAAGAATGTAAAGTCTGGATATGCAGGAACATCAGGACAAGGTAATGCTGGAGGTAGTGCTGATGAACTTGCAGATTATTCTAGAAATGTATACTACGGTGGTGGGGGCGGTGGTAAAGGCGCAGTAGGAGAAGATGGTCAAGGATCTAGCGGTGGAGGTGCTGGTGGCGTAGGGCTAAATTGGAAATCTTTAGGTACTTCTTATGCTGGCGGTGGTGGTGGATTTGGTGATCTTTCTGGCGGTACTGGAGGTGGAGGTGCTGGTGGAGCAGGAGGCGGTGGAGCAGGTACAGGTAATAGCCCAAACACTGCGCGTGGTGGAGCAGGTTCAGCAAACACTGGAGGCGGTGGCGGTGGTGGATACAACTATGCCGTCAATGGGGCGCAGGGTGGCGGTGCTGGTGGGTCAGGAATTGTCATTATCAGATATGAAGAGTAGAGAAACATAATGGCTCATTTTGCAAAAATTGAAAATAATCTTGTAACAGAAGTAATTGTTGCAGAACAAGATTTTATTGACACTTTAAGTGGTGAGTGGGTACAAACTTCTTACAACACTAATGACGGTCAGCATCCAGAAGGAAGACCTCTTAGGAAGAATTATGCAGGAATCGGATTCTCTTACGATAGAACTAGAGATGCTTTTATAAGGCCAAAGCCTTACCCATCTTGGATTTTAGATGAAGATACTTGCGGTTGGAAAGCTCCTGTTGATTATCCATCAGACACAACAGATATGTACGGATGGAATGAAGACTCAGGTGCTTGGGTTGTAGTCGAAGATTTAAGGCTTCCTCCAGTATAACTGGTCTGATTAATTTTGAGAATTGAATATACTATGAAAACAGAAATGGAAGTAGCCCTAGAAGCTTTATCTCGTATAGAGCAACATGAAAAAGAATGTGGAGAACGATGGGCTGAAGCCATTGTTGAAATTAAATCTCTTAAAGAAAGTACAGAAAAACATGCAGCCAGATGGGAAAAACTAGCTTGGCTAACAATTGGGGTAGTTATGACATCATGTGCAGGAATTGTATTTACGGATTAAACTATGAAAAAAAATAGAGTTCAAAAAGCTTTAAGAAAAAAGAAGTTTTTAGGTGGATTTAATTTATCTCCTGAGCAGATAGCGGCTGCTAAAAAAACAGCAGCAGAGGTAAGTGCTAGAAAAGCAGCAGAACCTGCACCCGCACCTGCATCTGCACCTGCATCTCAACCTAGAATAAATGCAGTAGCTACTTCGCCTTATCCTGCGATGGAAACTGTTAATACTCCTTTTGGAGCAGTACAGTATCCTATACCTGGCATAGGTCTACCTACACCTGTAGAGCCTCCTACACCAGAGCCAGAGCTTCCTCCAGATCCTAGAATAGGAAGTGTTACAAATACAGCCCCTGAAGGAAAACCTCCTCAAGTTGAGATAGCAAGAGGTACTCCTTTTGTAGTTTCAAAACCAGAAACTGCTATGGCTGATGATACTATTGCATTAGATGAGGCTAAAACTATAGCTCCTCAGACAGATGTTGGGCAGCAAACTATTGCTCCTCAAAGAGCTTATGCTCAAAGTTACAGGGCGGCTCAAGGAGCAGCACCAACAGATTTTAACACTCAACAAATAAACGCTGAACAAGTTCAATCTTTAGATCCTACTAAAGCGGCTCAAGGTGAAGTAACAAGAATTGCAGAAGCTGATGCTCCTACATTAACTGAAAGAGCTAAGGCGGCAGAAAGAGTTAAAGAAGCTGAACAAGCTGCTTTAGCTGGTGATGTATCTTTTATAGAAGATACAAGATCTATAATTGATAGAGTAACTGGAGAAACAGCACAGGTAGCATCTACTAAAGAAGCTGAAGCTGCACAAAGAGCATTTATAACAGGAGATCCTGCACCAGATGGTGAAGCTGCTCAAGTTATGATGCTTTATGATTATGATCAAGCACAACAAAGAGAGATAAGAGGAGCGCAAGCAAAAGCTAAAGTTCTTAGTGATCTCAAAGCAAGTGGTATTCCTGATGAAGAAGCACAAGGACTCGCAGAAGATCCTGCAAGACTTGCAAAAGCTTTAGAGGGTATTGAAGATGATGGAATAAAAACTAGACTTTCTGGACTTTCTAGAGAAGCTTTAGTAAGCACTCAAATGGAAACCTTGCTTGCAGGAATGGAAGATGGAGAAACTCCTGTATGGGCAAGACCAGCAGTAGCTGCCGTAGAAGCTAAACTAGCTCAACGTGGTATGTCTGCATCTACAGTAGGTAGAGATGCTTTGTTTAATGCTATTATTCAAAGTGCTATTCCAATAGCTCAAAGCAATGCTCAAGCAATACAAACTGCTACTTCTCAAGACAAAACACTTGCAGGGCAGTTTATAATAAAGAATGCTGAGTTCAAACAACAAATGGATTTAGCTAATCTTTCTAACGATCAACAAATGAGACTTGCTAATCTTAGTGCGTTAAATGCTGCTGAAGGTCAAAATTTAAATGCAAGACAACAGACTGAGTTAGCAAACTTACAGACTAGATTAAATACTAATATAAAGCAAGCTGAAATTGCTGCTACTATGAATCAAGCTCAACTGAATGTGGATCAACAAACAGCAGTATCAAATGCTATGACAGTAGCGCGTGTAGATATGGCTAAGTTTTCTTCAGCCCAACAAGTTGAATTAGCTAACAGTAAATTTATGCAGACTGCTACTTTAACTGACTTCAATGCTAGACAACAAGAAGCTATGCAAAATGCTACTCTAATGGCTCAAATGGATCTTGCAACGGCTGATCAACAAACAAAGTTAGCTGTAGAGAATGCTAGAAACTTTCTAACAATGGATATGGCTAATCTTAGTAATGAGCAACAAGTTAATGTTTTTGATCAACAAATGAGACAACAAAAAATGTTGACTAATGCTGCTGCTACAAACTCAGCTAGACAATTTAATGCTGCTTCTGAAAATCAAAAGAATCAGTTTATGACAAACTTAGCAGCACAGATGGAACAGTTTAATGCAGCGGCTAAAAGTTCAGCTAGACAGTTTGCTAAATCAGAAATTAATAAAGTAAGTGCGCTTAATGCTCAGAATGCATTAGCTGCTAGACAAGCACAAGCTCAGTTAAATACTCAAATAGATCAGTTTAATTCTCAAATAGATTTTAATAGAGATCAATGGAATGCTGCTAATGCTCAAGCTGTTGCTCAGTCTAATGTAGAGTGGAGAAGAAAAGCTAATTTATCTAATACGGCTGCACAAAACTCATCAAATCAAATGTCTGCTCAAATGCAGTTTAATTTAGATTCAGCAGAGCAAGCATTTCTTTGGCAGAACCTTAGAGATGAAGCAGCTTACCTAAGACAGTCTTATGAAAATGAAGAACAAAGAAAAACTTCATTGTATGCTACTGCGTTAGGTAATGAAGCAGCGGCAGAAAAAGGTAATGTAGGAACTAATACAATTAAAGATTGGGTAACTAAAATATTTACATAGGATATAAATATGGGTTTCTTTAAAAAAATATTTAAAGGCGTTAAAAGAGTCTTTAAAAAAGTTGGGAATTTTATTAAAAGAACATTCAAGCAAGTTGGAAAAGTTTTTAGTAAAATTGGTATTGTAGGCACAATAGCTTTAGCTGTTATTGCTCCTTATGCTATACCAGCCTTAACTAGTTTTGCAGGGACAGCAGCGGCCTCAAGTAACTTACTTGTTTCTGGATTTGGTAAAATGCTAGGAGCAGGACTTAAAGTTGCTTCAGGAGTTGGTAAAGTAGTATCCTCTGTAAGTAAAGCTGTTACAAATACAATAGGAAATGTTGCAAAGAAAGTTGGTGGAGAGTTCCTGAATAAAATGGGAATTAAAAACTTTATGGGCAAAGATCTTACTAAGCTTGATAAATGGGGAGATATTTGGAAACAGACTCAAGATAGTTTTGCTGGCGTTAAAAATGCTTGGTCAGCAGGTACTCAAGAGTTCCAGAAAAATTTTGATATTGCAAAAATAAATAAACAAGCTGAAAGTCGATCTTTATTAGGTGATGGGATTAATGTAGGTGAGTCTACTAGAGATGCTGTTAATGAAGGAGCTTTTGATGGTACTGCTGGTAAACAGTTTTCTCCTACTACAAAACCAACTAGTTATATGGATGATGCTCTTTCAGAAAATACTACTATTGTTAGAGATGCTCAAGGAAACATTACTTCTTCTATTTCAGATGTTACCGCAGGAACGGTTAAGATGAAACCTGCAATGACTCCTGTACCTCAAATAGATCCTTTTACAGGACAGACTACTTATGCAGAAGCTTTGAATCCTACAATAATGTTAGATGGGCAACCTAGTATGTTGTCTCGTCCTGTGCCTCCTTTAGAAATGCCTGTCCCTGCCAAAGCTGCTTCTGCTGCTGCTCCCGCTTCTGGATTTAAAAAGTTTGCTACAGAAGTTGGTGGAGAGGTTAAAAGTAATGTAAAAGCTGGGTTAGTTAGTGCAGCTAGTGATGCAATACTAGGAACAGGAACAGGAGATGTTAGTGGACAAAATAGATCGCAAATAGGGCCTGTAATATTACCTGTAGAACAAGTACAAGGCGCACCTATGATAGCTATAAATCCTTTAGATCCTATAAGTAATTGGGCTATGGGGCAAGCAATGCAATATAATGAACAAA